TATCTGCCATGTCTTGTTTAACATCTGCAAAAAACTCATTAGCTGGGTCTGCTGCAAATTGCTGGATATTTTGCTGCGTAACTTGTTGGGTTTTTTGCTGCTGCTGTTGTTGAAATTGAGTAACACCATTCATCAACTGGTTTACTGGTGCCATTCTTTCTTCTATCATTCTTTCAATGTCGGGGTTGCTACCTTGTTCAGGTGCTGCCATCTGTTCTCCAGTTATTGTAGAAGCTATTGCAGAATCTAAAGTGTTTAGATCTACACCATAATGACCTACTAAACTGGCCATGGCCTGAGCCTTTTGCTGCGGGCTACCCATGCGTAGCACAGACACAGTATTTACTATGCCCTCTAAGGCCTCCATTGGGTTGCCAGCGCCTTCTGCAGCCAATACTTGTTGGTAGCTACCTACAAATTTGTTTACAGTGTCAGCAGTCCTTCTGGCTTCAGCAGTGCCTTGCATAGCTGTGGCTATTTCTTGCTCACGCTTTATAATTTGCTGCTTAACCTTTTCAGGGGTAGCACCCCACTCTTCACGGGCTTCTGGGCTAAATCCCATAGGAGCCTTAGTCTGGTCTTCCCCCGCTGGAGATTCAGCGGCAATCGGAGTAGCCTCCTCTTTCTCCTTGGGGGAAGTTTCAACTGGTTTTTCTTCCTCTTTTTCTTCTTCTTTGTTAGCGAAAAAGTCACCTGCTAACTCAGGTACTTCCTCTGTATCTATATCTTCAAACTCACTTTCCAGCAAGTCACGGATACTGCCTTCTTCTTCAATTTCTTCTACTACTTCATTTTCTTCTGACATCAGGAATATTCCTCTAGTATGCGGTGGATTGATTCTTTTCGTTCTTGGGTGGCGGCATGGCCCTCACCTAACCTAGCGTCTTCTCGCGCTAGTTCTTTCTTTCTGTAGTACTCAGGACTATAGTCACTAGACTGAGTAATACCATGGTCTTTCATGTGCCTGCGTAACTTACCTCTGTCATCTATGAGAGAACCATCTACTGGGGAAGTGAATGACTCAAAATCCCCCTGAGCAAAAAAGTGCCGCTCTGTAGTTGGCCTTACGTACTCATGCCTTGGAATTAACTTACCCGTAATTGGGTGCTGTATCCAGCTAGTACAATTTCTATCTGTTCTACTCACTTTCTGAGTCCCCCCGTTTAGCGGCGTTGATTTCTTGAATTTTAAGGGCTGTTTGAACCCCCAACTTCTCTATTTCAGCCATTACCGCTGCAACTTGCTGCTGGGCATTGATTTCACTGGTAACTTGCTCAGTTTCCATCTCAACCTGTGCTTTAGTAACGATTTGCTGAATGTCGGCCTGCATATCTGCAGATATCTTAGCTAGGTCAGCTTCCACGGCTGCCTGTGTTGTCATCATATCTCTTTGTGTCTCAGACTGAATCTCCACCTGCTTGTTCTGGGACTTCATTTGCTCTAGCTGCATTGCGCTTTGAGCTTTAAACTGCTCTAATTCCATTGCGGCTACAACCTTCTGCGTTTCCATCTCAAGTTTTTGCTGATCTGGGTCTGGCTGAGGATTCTGCTGATCTTCTGCCTGCTTTTGCTCGGCTTGCATAATAGCTTTATCCAACACACCTTCAATATCTTTACTGCCTTTAAATCCAGCAAGACCCCACTGCAACATCTGCAATAAGAATGGTGTAGATTCTGGCTGTGCTTCCATCATTGGGGCAGACATCTGCAAGTATTTTGACATTGTATCTAAGAATTGCGTTCTTTCTGCCTGCTTTTGTGAAAAGTCAACCATGGCTACAGATTCTGGTTTAATCTCTATCCTTAACTTAGACGCATCCCAGTCTTTTAGCATCATCAACCCTTCCATAATCATTTCGGGGTCTTCGTTCATTGACTCAACATTGGCCAACTGCGCCATTCGCTCAAGCTCAAAGTGTTTACAAATCAACTCACCTTTAATTTGCATTAAGTCGGTTACGAACTTAGCAAACTGGTCTTGCATAGCTTGAACTCGTATGCTTCCGAACTTAGCCTTCATTTGCGACTGGCCTACACCTTCATACTGGCCACTTAATTCGCCTCGCATAATGTCACTCATGCCAGTTACTTGCTGTAGCAGGCCAATCGTCTCATCACGAACTTCTCTAAGGCGGCCAAGTGTCTCAACAACGTCTCTGATTGGAAACCAGTCAATAACACCCTGTAAACCACCTTTTTCACTAAGCATTGCCCATTTTTCTACAGGTATTAGGTCATTATCCATACCTTCTTCGAACATACGGCCAACTTCATCACTACCTGCGTCATAAACACCGACTACCTTGACAGCTTGGGTAATTACACTAATTCTTGTCTGTAACTCGTCAATTTCATTGTACAAGTCCTGCGCCATGTGGAAGTCACTTCGCGGCAGGTACAGTGTTGTGGTGCAGTTGGCTAAAAGGAAAGGTGCGCATGGGAAGAACCCAGAAAGACCTAGAAAGTCTTCTTTTGTTTCTAAAACTTTAGAATACCCTTTTGTATACCAAACAACCTGCTTTTTAGTCCTGTCCCAAATCTCCCAAATCTCTGCTACTTGCCACGGGCCATCATCACCATCTATTTCTATGTCTTCTTGCGGGTCAGTAGCTGTTTGCTTCTTATACTCCAATGCCTTGGCTACGTCTTCGCCCCAACGCTCCATTACTTCGTCTTTTTTCATGTAGCTACGGAAGCCAATCCAAGGAATGTCTTTAAATGTACGGCTCCAACCCCAGCAAACGTCTTGCCAGTGAACATACTCTACTGGTGCGGCCTCATCTTTGACATACTCCATACCCATTTCATCTTCGCAGACTTCGCAGTTGTATCGTACTTTGCTACACCCTAATCCTGGGATAAGTCTATCTTGTAAATCTGCTCTTAGTACAGTGTCGTACTCTTCACCATTGCACTGGATGTCATTGGTGAGAATACGCTCTAAAATGTTGGCCGCTACGCGTCCAACATCGTCTTTGGGGTCATTATTTGCCCTCATGACAGTAACGCTAGGAAGGTTGCTGTACATCAAAGACTGCAAGGTGGTTATGTTGCTGTGGAAAAGGTTCAGGCGAAAGATATTACTTGAAAAATTGTCATCCTCTCTGCGCACATTACCGCCAAGGAATCGTTGTACAACTTCTGTACCTTGTCTATGGAATGAGTTTAGCATCTTCTTAGAGGCTGTAAGCTCTTCATTCCAGTATTTATACTGTCCAGCAGGGGTTGGTTTAAATTCTTCTCTACTGTCTATGCTACCGCCTGTTTCAGACATTTTAAATCCTCGATTTTTGGAATCTACGCTTGTTTCCGCGCTCGTTCTCTTTAAATAACTGGTTTAGGGTGAATTTTTGGGGTTTTAACAGTGGCTCAGGGTCTTTGGTACTCTCATCTTCGCATTCTACCCTGTCTTGCACTACTAAAGCAAGGTAACGGAACGCATCAGAGCCATTACTTGACCAATCGTGTAGGGGTGCGTCACTAAAAGACTTAGTTAGCTCATTAAAGCGTCTTCGGTATGCCCTTAGCGCCTCGACACCCTCGTAACACTTGTCGCTGTTGATATAAACACTGGGGAGAACCTTACGGGCGGCATCTATACCATGTTGGCGGCTTAATCTTGGCACAACCATCACTGGTAAGTCCTCGTCTAACATCTGCTCCACAGTAGACCGTCCCGTCTGCAGAGTTTTAGCTACTGCGTCATGTGGTAGCCATATCTTGTCAAACAAGTAACCCTTACTTCTCAGCATATCTATATAGTGTTGCAGGGCTTGCCCTTGGTTCTCGTAATAGTCAATTACTTGGGGCCGCTTGCCAACAGGCTCTTGCCAAAACCACCAAGCGCAACTATCACTGTAACCTAAGTCGCAAGCTACCTGAACTGGTAGGCTAGGATCATAACGGGCTACGGTAGGTGATATCACACCGCTCTTTTCTAAGTTCTCTACTATTGCACTGTAGTATGTACCCTTGACCGCAGCCAAAAAGTCACACTCCATTTCCTGCTCATACTCTTCGTCAGCCATCTGAGCTTTCATTTCTGTAAGCTCAGACTGGTTTATAAGTCCAGACTCACTAGCCTTTAAAGTTAGGCTGTACCATCCTGGATCACTTTCTGCCCTTACTGATATATCGTAAAAGTGGTTCTTGCCCTTGGGTGTGCCGATAAAGATAGCCCAGCCCTTACGGTCAACCAAGGTGGGGAGTACAACCTGACCCCACAAACTAGGTCGGCTATCGCCAAACTCATCTAGTACTGCGCCGTCTAGGTAAAGTCCCCGCAAAGCATCTGGGTTATCCGCACCGTACAATGTAATCCAGCTACCATTGAAAAGCTCAACCCGCAGCTCAGATTCGCGAATCTTTACAATAGCATCACCAGCAAACTCTTTTAAGTACACCCACGCAACATCCTTAGCCTGCCGATAGAACGGAGCTATGTAAGCGTAGCGGGCATTCTTCTTGTTTGTGTAACTGGCTCTGGCTATCATCTCGTTTATGGTAGCTACTGTCTTGCCACCACGCCGATGCACTACCAAGCAAGCCCAGCGCTCTTTCCTGTTATGCAGAGGTAAGAACTGCTCTCTAGGTTTATAAGCTAACTGTATCTCACTCATCTAGGGGACTCTTCGGTAGGATGTGCTTAATGACTATGTCTGTACTTTCGCCTAGACTGCTGGTGCTCTGGCTTGGTAGCAACTTAGCATACAGCTTAAAGAACTCCTTTGGATTCTCGTCTGCCCAAAGTGCCAGCCTAGGAGTACCGCCAATAAGGTGGAAGGCATTGTCGAAGGCTTGGACTATCTGTGCTCTGTTGAAGCCAGCACCACGGGGGATTGTAATGCTAGTGGCCTTGCGCTCTGCAAGCTGGGACATTGTTTGCTCCCAGTCTGTTATCTGTACTACTTGCTCTTGCTGCACAACTTCTTGGGCTTCGTACTCGTCAGCTGAGATATACTCCGCAGGCACGTCCACCAAATAATCTGGTTTGTCACTCATTGGCTACCTTCTGTTCTAGTGGGTGTGGCTTGTATAGTTTAAACCACTGCTCTACGCCAGCTTGTTTGTTGTTCATCTGGTCTTTACTTGTACCGCTACGACCTAGCATTCTGTCGTAGGCTACCATTCTATCTACCCATACTACCAGCACTAACGGAGTAAAGCCATAGAGCTTGGCTTGTTTAATCCAATAAGACTTCTGTTTCTTGGTGGGGGCGCAAGCTGTAAGTACGCAATCTTGGTTTACGTACTTTTGGTAGTCACGCTCGGTGCCTAGGTCTTTGTCGCAAAGGTGGTGGTTTGGGTACTTGGTTCTGGCAGTTGTGGACTTCCCACTTCCAGGACTACCCGACAGTATAACTAACTGAGGCATTAAGCCCTCCGTGCATACATAGTGATTTTAAATGGCATAATTTAAGAATGTGATGAGAGACACTATGGCGGATTTTATTTTAAAAAGCAAAATATTTTTTTGCCCCCCCTTTTTGGTAATAATACCACTTGCACACCTACCATATGTGTGCTACGTATGCAACACTGTATGGGTATACAGTGTTGCATGTTGGCATGGTTTATGCTGTAAGTTGCGCCGCAGTTGGTGCAATAACGGCCATATTTTTAGGCGCTACAACTAACGGTTGCTTGCCCATTTTTAACGCGTAGTTTGCAAATTGTGGGTTGTTAAATTGCGTAGCCATAAACTGTTTAAGGTTGCCAAGTGTAACCGCTTTGGTGCCATTGGCCGTTAGCGTTTTAACAGCAGCCATTAAGCGGGCATTGTGGCCAGCAGCGGCCACATATGTAGTTTTTGTGTTGTATGTAATGTTTGTATTGTTAGTTAAAGTAGCCATGTTATATATACCTATTTTTTAGTTTGGTTTGGCTAACACCCTTTGCGTTAGCCATGTATACATAGTAACAGCATTAGCCATGTATACAACCCCAACTCTATACCGTTTTGTTATAAGGCTTATGCTTATAAAGTATTAGCATGTATACACTATATATGCTATACGCAAGGTGAACACATTCTGCTCAGCCTACTTTCTGCTCAACTCTGTTCTGCGCAGATCTGCTCTGTTCTGCACGGATCTAATCTGCACGGATCATATCGGAATCGCATCGCATCGCATCGGAGCTAATCGGTATCGGGAGTAATCGGTATCGAGGGGTTTGGGAACTGGGTAGTTTAAACTCTCAGGGCGGAGCACTCCCAAAAACTAGGCAAACTTTGTTCCTAGGAGGAAGG